GGATAATTGCATTTTCAGCCTGAAAGAAAAAGACCTGTTTACCATCATCAGAGATAGAAGGCCACATAATCACTATGCTCCCCGTTCTGATTGGAACTATGGACAGCGTGCTACCAGATGGGCTACCCGTGCCAACACCAACACCGGGATTTATTTCAGTTGCAGTGTTATTAACTTCCATCAGGTTGAAGGCATAAACAGTTCCGGAACCCTCTTCTGCCCCCCACCCAGTAGACCGTGCCTCAAAGTCACCATCAGTTGCAGTAGCCCAGTTGATCGGATCAACATGACTGAATTCATATTTGAATTTATTTGTGCCTAGAGAAGAGTTGCCAGTTATCTCTGCGAAAAAGAACCGACCCGGCAAAATGCTTTGTCGCAAATCCAACTTGGTAGAGTTACGGAAACCATTGATGCTCGCGTTAGAACTTTCAAACGCCTGAAGCATCGTCATCAATCTACTGAACAAACCTGGCGTGAGTTTGCCAAGACCATTTGAGATGGAAGGGTACTGTGCCATCAGACAGGATCAACCCCGAGAACAGTGAAGATTGCTGTCTGTGGAAAGGGTTGTCTCCAGATCACGGTTTTGGCGACAGTGCTTTTCTCTATACCAATCCCGACTTCTTCTGTCACTACATCTCCGTTTGCATGACGTTTGGGAACCTGTCTTTGGTGTCTGATTGGATCATATGTGAATCTATATCGCATCGTGTAGGTGTTAGAGCCTTCACGCGACAGATTCGCCCCCTCGAACAATAAAGTACCTGAGGGACATCCAAGGTAGGGTTGAGAGTTTCTGCGACCCGCCAAGAATCTTGCAACTGCTACATCAAAACTGGGGAATGAAGAGAACCTTCTGGTAATTTCCGTTGTCTGTGTTGTTACAAATCTTGTGATGGGTTCACCCGCAACATCAACAGAACTGCCACCGATGTCATCACTATCGGTAATCGAACCGTCAGTTGATGCAGGATCTTCGTTATCAAACGGGCCAACACGCCATGTGTCTAAGAATAAAACTTCAATGTCAGAGTTGATCTGATCGAACTGTCCACCAGTCTCGCCGCCACCATCGTTGATGACCTGATCAGGCTTGTAGCAGCCCTCAACATCCCACTGGAACGTGCCTTCATCCGAGCTTGTGACATTGTAAGTTGTTAAAAACAATCCAGGTTCGTCTGGTAACTCTTCATTATATGCCATCCCAGTCGCATTGAAGATGCCAGTGAAATCGACCGGATATGCTGGAGTTGAACCGTCAGTTGGTAGCACCTGTTTGACGATGAAGTTTCTTCTCAACTCCCGTGATTCAGAAGTTACGCTCAGAGAACGTGACTTTTCAAAAACGTCGTATTCAGCCTTGTCGCTCATGTCAAAATGCTTCCCAAACCTTTGGTGTTCTTAGCGATCTCCTGGGTTGCTTTTGCAGTCTCTTCTGATGCCTTCATTGTACGCTTCTGACTGGTTTCAGCAAATGGATCAACCTTTACTGCACCAAGAGCAGTTTGCAATGAATCGGTGAAACCCTTGGTTGGATCTTCTAAATCCCCAGTCGCAGTAGCCAACAAATCACGTTTTATAGCCTCGTTGAACTGTTCAAACTCTCCCGGTGCTAGTCGGCCTTGCTCTCTTGCGAGATTGAGTTGGTCAAAGAGGGTCACAAATTGGTCAACTACAGAGTTGGTCAAAGTATCAGAATCAAGGACCGCCCTGTCACCCTCACTACCAACTTTGAACCCCGCAAGTTCTGAAATGAAGTCTCGTTCTGACAAGGTTGCAGACATGTCACCTATGAAACCCTGGAGTTCAGAAAAGTCGGGTGGGTCGGCTGCTTCAAACGCCCCTGCTTCTTTCAGCAAGTTGTCAGCGATTGCACTTCCAACGCTTTCGTCAAGGAAGCCACCTCTTACCGCTGAACCGACGTTCTCTAATTTCGTTACAAGCTCATCGAGATTTTCGATCGAGATTTCAGCATTGACCAAGTTCTGAATCAAGTCTTGTGCCAAGAAACCGTCAAACTCCCTGCTAACCTGAGCAAGAGTCGCGGGAATCTTCATCAGTTCTTCTTGAACGTCAGGGAACTGGTTAAACAGGGTTTTGATTTCTGGATCTTTGGTCAAGCCACCACCCAAGTCTGGTGTACCAGTTCTGCCTGGCTCTTCTGGGGCTTCTGGCGGTTTGAAACCTTCAAACTTCTCGCGGATACGTTCAAAGTTCTTGCCTAAGTTCTCAATGAAATCAGTTGTTGCGTTGCCAGCACCATCAGCAACATTGTCGAATGAGTCAGCAATCTGGGAGCCGAGATCATCCATCATAATTTTCATGGCCTCTGCTTCAATTTCCATCTCAAGAGCAAAAGATCCGTCGCCTACCCCAAGCGCATTGAGTCCTTCGGCAAGAGTCTGCATAACTTTACTAATGCCAAAAGTGATCCCTGCAAGAATGACTCCTACAATCCGGAATGCCGACAAGAAAATATCAACCGCACCAGTGATAGAGTTGACGTTTTTCATTATGACGGCAGAAGCGTCAAGCACGCCAGCAACACCAGCCAGCATATTTTTTGCCAATGCTGCTCCCGCCTCTTCTGTGAACCCCATTTCGTGTCTGAAATCTTTCATAAACTCAACGGTAGTTTTCAGCGAGTTCGTGATCTCTTCAAACGCACCGACAATGAACGGGGCAAAGGTTTCACCCAAAGAGTTAATCAGACCGTCAGCAGCAGAACGCAGACGAACAAAAGCACCCTCTGTCTTTGACAGCACTTTTTCAGCGAAGTTTTTCGATGTACCAGCGGCCTTTACAAGTTCGTCATTGATGTTGAGAATTTCACCAGTCACCTCTCTGAGCGAACCAACAGAACGACCGGCAATCCGGTTCAGTTCCGTCATCAGTTGGTCAGCAGTCTTGCCCGATTTAGCAAGTTCGTCTAATGCACCAACAAGCCCTTGCTCTCTGATTTCAGTACCAAGTTCTGCGATGACCGCAGCAAAAGCACGACCAGAACGACCGGAGACAACACCAACATTTGCAAACGCAGCAAGAACAGCAACAGTTTCTTCCAGGGAGAAGCCCATGTTCTTAGCAAGGGGACCAGCGTAGGTGAGTGCTTCCCCCAACTCTTGAACTGTTGTTGCTGAGACAGATGCACCCTTCGCAAGAACGTCAGCCGCTCTTTCTGTCTCTGCGACACCCAACCCAAACTGGTTCAAAGTCACACCAGCAAGGCGAGCTGCCTCATCCAACTCCAAAGTGCCGACAACCGCCAAGTCCAAAACCTTCGGGAGCATGAACATGGTTTGACTTGTAGTTCGCCCCTGTTGGGCCAACTTCACCATTGCTTCTGCCGCTTCTGATGCGGTAAATGCAGTAGTGATACCCATCCGCTCCGCAGTTGCTTTCAAAGAGTTAAAGTCTTTTTCCGTGCCATTCGTTAGTGCTTGAACCCTCAATAGGTTGGCCTCAAACGTAGCAAACCTTTTTGTAGCCGCCACCATGCCAGCACCAATAAGACCAGCACCAACCGCTGCCATTTTGCCCATCCGAACAAAACTGGCTCCCATGCGTTTGGCATCTCTTCGCATGCGTCTCAGATCACGACGAATCTTCCGCATTTTGCGGGTAAAGCCCGATACACGCGCGCCGATCTCAATATGTAGTGCTTTGATGCTTGCCACGGTCTAGCCTTTGGATTTTGCCATGCCCATAAGAATCGCCTTCATTTCATCAAGCGTCTGCTCTTTCTTCGGCAACCACGGCATGAACTGTTCCGGCTTGAAAGCAGTTGAGTTCTTGGCCCTATGGGCATTTGCAATGACAGATGTCTGGATGGCTAGTCCAGCATCAATACGCTCAGGCCCAATGGGACTGATTCTGTCGTAAGCCATGAACAGTGCAAGATCATGGCTACTCATGCTACGGATTTGAGAGAGGGGTTGTCCTAGTGCCAGTGCCAACTTGAGCATGAACAGAAGTGTTGGCCTGGCTTTTATTCCCCCTCAAGATCCTCAATATCTTGACTGCTGAATCCATTTAGTTTGGAGCAAGCACCAAAGACTTTATCAACCGCAGCAGCGGACTTGCGACCCAGAGCCTCTGCATCAGCATCGGTGAACAGTCTTTCACCAGCCTCATCGCACGCACAAAGCACGACCAGCCGCGCACGGATATTGGTGAGGTTCTGCTTTTTGCCAGTGCCTACGCAACTCGCCTCAAACTTGTCACGTTCAGATGCTGTCAGCATTCGGATGTAAAGTGACCCACCCCATTCAGGGACTTCTACCACTTCTGGTTTCAGGTCAACGACATTGAGGATTGCATCTCGATCAAGCATCAGGAAGCGTCCGCATCCGTGCTGATTGCCTTAACAACCTTCAGGGTAACGCTTGCGGTTTCCGCTTCATCCATAGCAATATTATTGCTAAAACTTTGGACAATGCAGGTTCCTGAGAATGTCAACGGATCTGTACCTTCTGCTGTCGTTGCGGCAAACTCGATCTCCCAAGCGTTTTCCGCTCCAGTTGCAACAGCCGCTTCAAGCAACACCTGACCAGCATCATTGTTGTCAAAGTTCAATTCTAGAGTGATTTCGCCAGGATCAAACATACCAGCAACAAATGTGCGGGCAGTGGTTGTTCCAAGGTTCGTGGTATCTACTGAGCCTCGTTCAAAGTTTGGCCCAGAGATTGAGATCACTTCACCAACATCTGTCGGACCCGAGCCGAACTTAAACTTTGCACCATTTCCAATTCTAATAGCCATCTGAGTTCCTTTATGCGCTCAATGTAACGTCACCGCTAACCTTAAAGGTAACGGACATCGTAACTACTTCATCCACTGCGTTGTTGATACTCAGTCCAGTGATGAATGCACTGAACGAGATGGTATCGGTTGCAGCAAGAACAATGACAGCGGTTCGAGCCGTACCAGCAACCATGTCATCGACGAGTCCCTCGTGCTTTTTGTCATCCCCCCCGCCATCAGTCAAGCCCATTTGCAGCTCAAGTGTTACTTCACCCGAATCCGCGAAACCGCCTAGAAACGCACGGGTTGGGGTGGCTTGGGTGTTGCCACCAGTAATATTATGGGTTTGGGTGCTACCCAAGGTGGTCACATCAACGATGTTCCTCTCTTGTGACGGGCCACTGATGGACATGACTTGCCCAATCTCGTTTGTCCCCCAAGTGAAGGTGGCTCCATTGCCAAGTGTTGCTGTCATATTATGAATCCTCTGGCCTGTATGAAATCAGGAATGAAAAACGTCTGGTGTATGTGCCAGTTCTGCCGCCATCGACAGGTGGGCTGTATTCAATTCGGTCATCAGTATGGGTGATACCCAGAATCCGTACATTTACCAACCCATCGTCGTTGATAAAGACGTTGCCACGACCACCAGACATGCTTCTACGGACATATTCACCCAATTTGGTAGCGTCAGAGTACGTTTCAGCAATGCAGTAAATGTCCACATCTGATTGAATCAGGTTGTTTCTACCCTCAAGGTTTCGCTTGGGATCAGAACCAGTGATCTCGTACATGATGGCGGGCAGGGATAACTCTTGATCCAAAGCGACAGGACTGATCCGGGTAGAAACCATGCCATTGATGTCTGAATCGTTTTTCAGTTTCGTGAACAGGGCAGGTTCCAATCGCACTTCTATTGACATCAGATACTCCCCCCTATGCCCATCTTCATCTTCTTCCGTATAACCTTAGCCATCTCTAGTGCATAACGCTTAGGGATGTGCTTTTCGAGTTTGTTGATTGCACCTGTCAAGTAATGTCCAGGTTGTGTAGCACCAATCCTCACAGAGTATTTCCGACCATTGAATCCTCTGATTCTCATAAGGAATGATCTACGACCAAACTCCATGATTGCAGCAAGTTTGAATCTGGGGTTTTTCGGCCTACCTATGGCAACTCCAACCATGCCAACAATCTGCTTGTTGATTTTGTGAACTGGTTTCGATGTGTTGATTGCTTTCTTAAGTTCGCCCCTTGCACCACCGCCAGGACTCGGCGCACGCCTTTGGGCCTCTTTGCGAACTGGAGTCAATGCAACTTTTTGCAAGGCACGCTTCAAAGCCTTGTCACGATCAATGTTTTCGACCAACGCTATAGCCCTAGCCAAACGATCAAAGTCTTTCATGTCAACATTGATACCAAGATCAGCCGCCTTACCCATCAGACAATCTCCAGTGCCATGATGTCTAACTGCTCATCCAGCTCGTCACGATTTAACACTTGAACTACTTCAAAAACTCTTGTGCCAAACTTGATCCGGCTTGTTGGCGTGATATCTGTCCTGTAACGAACAGAGATTTTGTGAGTAATTCTTGCTTTTGTTTGCTCACCATCTTGCAACTCTGTTTCTTTGGTGGGAACAACCCTAGCCCAGCAGGACAAACCATCGCTGTATGAGTGATCCCGCTCACCCATTGCGTCTACCGTCACAGATGAGTTCTGCACGGTGATTCGATGTCTCAGCATCCCTGAACGCATTAGAAAGCCCTTTGTGTCTGGTACTGAGCCAAGATTCGGTCCACGCCATGAGGCACAATCTGCATCTTGACGGGATCTACCGCTTCCCGATGCTCGTACCAGTGGGCAACCAACATCTTGACCGCCAACTTCAAAGGCTCCACTTCGATCCCGGTGATTGGGCTGGCGACACCAATGCCTGCTTTGTATTCGACCTGAATGGCTGCGTTTTGCTCCGCAAGTGTGGGCCACTCTTTCCCCTGCTTCAAACCGATCACGGGGATGAATGTTCCCGAAGCTGGTGTCACATAGTTTGTCGCAGCAAAAGTCTGACTCGAACCGTTTGTGTCTGTGTAAGTGATCGTTAGATCAGAAGCCTCGTTGTAAAAAAAGGGTCCAAAAGGCAGTTCAAGTGAATTCCATGTTGGAACCTGGTTGTAACGAACTGTCAAAGTTGTACGAAGCATCTTTAGTTTGGTGACATTCTCCACATAATTGATTGCAGCAGTCCGCAATGCACCAATAAGAACATCATCATCACTAAGATCAACACGGGACCAATCTTTACACTCGCTTACAGATACAAAGTCACCTGACTCTGGAGCACTCTGTATCAATGTGTAGATTGACTGTACCGATTGCGCTAAAGCAAGCATCCCCGCTTGATTCGACTGGATTTGAGACATAAAAGAGCCTAGAGGGTTTCCCCCCTAGACTCCGTGGTTCAATGGTTATCAAGCCATCGTCAAAACTTTGAATGCGTCATTGAGCATTCGGTTGCCATCGTTGTAGGCAATACCCTTCACACCAACTTGGTCGCTGGCGGAGTAGAGTTCTGGGAGTGAGGTGAATTCAAACCCACCAAAGTCAACGATGTAGTAGTAGGACAAGTCACCAAATCCGACTGGAGTGGTGGTTGTTGCAACAGCAGCAACGAAGTCAGACTCGTACATTGGCTTCCCAAGCAAGGTATCAGGAGCCTCACCCAAACCTGGGGTCAAGAGGTACTGGTTGTTGCTGTCCTTCAACTTACGAAGGATTTGGGTTGCTTCTGGTGAGAAGATCCAACCGGCTCCGGGGGCTGAACGATACTCTTTTGCCACCGAGTAGAACAGATCAATAATGTTATCTGCGGTGAAAGAGTCAGCAGCATCAGCAGTCTTACCACTGGTTGCACCGTCAAAGATACCCTTTGGCTCGTTGGAAGCAGAACCCGCACCGACCAAGAACTTCTGGAGTTCGACAGAAGCAAACTGCTTGGCGAAAGAGTTGGAGATGTAGGATTCCAGTTGACCCTCAGAGAAAGTTCCATTGAATCGAAGCAACTGATTGCTGATCTTCATAATCCGTCCGAGTCGGCGTGGGAAGAATGAAGTTTGTGAGAAGGCGTGATCATCTTCATCAATGGATGAGTTTTCGGCCTTGTAGGTTGCAGCACCGATGTCAGACTCAACAGCAAAAGCAGTTTGATTGCCAACAGTCATCGTGGTTGCGGCTTGACGCATCCAGTTCAACTCTTGACGGAGTTCGACAATTTGCTGTTCAATCGTGGTAGTAGCCAGGAAGCCACCAGCAGAGTTGGTTCCAATGGACAAAGCACGGCTTTCATCAGCCGACAGGTTGCCACCAGCCATAGCCTTCAAGAAAGCACTGCGGTACTCACCAGAGTCGCGGGTGACTTCTCGGTTATGCACTTCTGCAGTAACTTCAACAGCGGCTTGAGCTGCTTCCATCTTGTCGAGTGATTGGCGTTGCTCGATTGAGCGACCGAGTTGTTCGATCTCACCTTCGAGATTTTCAAAACGTGATTGCTCGTCAGCGTTCAGGACGGAGCGACCTTCTTGGTCAGCACCATCAAGGATAGCACGCGATTTGGCGATAAGCCCTGCGCGCTGTTCTTTCAGTTCATTGATTTTCAAGACATTTCCCCTATTTGGAGCTTTATATGTGTGGAAAGAAAACTTGGGCAGTTGCCCCACGCAGTTGCGTAGCCAGTCGGCTGAATTGTTTTCGGTTATTCAAGTTCTTGGAGTCTCAGACGAGCCTTCGCAAGCCCAACACTCAAGCCATTGCCATCCTTCCGGTTGAGTTGTCGGTCAAGTGAACGCAATGCAACTTCTGTTGCTGGGTAAGCAGGGAAACTCACGGTCGATACGTCTTTGAGACTCAAATCGTGGATAGTTCGCAGTGCTTTGCCATCCCGCTCGGCCCAGTCATCACGAATGACCTGAAAGCCAAACGACATGCCATCAATGTCACCACGCCGGATAGATTCAACCACATCACGACCAGCCTGAGTATTTGCTGGGTCAATCTCAACCCGCAGCCCAACATCGTCAGTAGACATTCGGAGCGTGCCAGACGCACTGCGACCGATGATTTTGCTTGAGTCGTGATCGACCAAAGCACGGACATCGTGTCTTTCTTCTAACGCTCGGTCAAAGGCGTTGCGGTCAATACGCTCGATGAAGCCACCCAAGTCTTGCGAGTCAGAGTCAAATTTTGCTGCGTAACCCACAATGGTTGGCAACTTGTCATCATCTTCATCATGCTCATCGTTCAACTCGATGTTTTGCAAAGCACGAGACTCGTAGAACCTATCCTCTGATCTGTTGTAACCTGGTCTTGATGTCATTGGTTCTTCTGTCTCAGAATCTTCTGACATGGTTTTGAGGTACTCCTCATGCGATTCACAAGGCATGAAAATCTCTTCTCCATCCTCTGTGATCGTGTGGAAACCACTGCAACCAATTGCATCAGCTCGGCTCACTGCTTCTTCTTGAGTGGTGTATTTATCTTCCCCCACTCTTTCACGTTGTTCATCGTTCATATTTTCAGGCATACTGTTTTTTCCTTTAGACGAAAGAGGGTGTTCTTTTGGCAACAAATCAGTGTCGTACTTAGTTCTTCGGAATCTCAAGTTCCGCAAGGCGTAAAGCAGGCCATTCACACGAGCCAAAGCCCACTGATCTGCACTCGTTACGCTTGGTCTGACGCTCTGCGGATTGGTCTTGTAAGCACCAACTCCACGTTTGAAACAGGCTTCCAACATGCGGTAAGTGGCCCGCTTGCGTGGATCGTCTCCGTACTCTTCGTTATGTTCTTCCACCTTGCGTTTGAGTGCCTTCTCAATTCTGGCTGATACTGCACGGTTTTCACGCTTGGCAATGACTTCGTTCACGACTTCTTTCATCTTGCCTTCTCCCAAAGTCCCAATCGTTCCCCATTTCATCTGGGCCACAACACCAGCGATTGAAGAAAGGGTCGGTGATTTGCCACTCTTGAACTGCGCACCATCTTGAAAGTGCCTTGCAATCCACGCTTCTCGCTCTTTGATCCAATCAAGAACTGCTTCTGTCTCAGACCCAGCACGGGCTTTGCCCCACAGGTTGAAAGCCTCATTCCCACGGATGTTGCCACCAGCTCGCCATACATCTGGGTGATCGGACTTCAACCTTTCAGCCCAACCACGGTCAAACTGTGGATGCTCCGAGTTGCGGAGTGAAATCTTTTTGTCATCACCCTTGTTTGGAAAGTCAGTCGCCATCACGAACCGCCCTAATCGTGCTGTTGTCACTGCTGTTTAGTGGGCTATGTCGAATATCAGTTCGGGCTTCGTACTCTTCACCATCATCGGACACGACAGTTTCGCCTCGCAGAACAAAAGGCTCACCAGTAGGAACACGCCTGCCTTCGAGAGATGACCATCTTTGACCTGGACCGTTGAACCACTGAACTTCTTCTACCCCTGCATTGCGGTAGAACTCAAGCATCAAAGCACCTTCGAGCCTTCGCATTTCTGAGTCCAGAATTGTTTCAGCCTTCTCTTCTCTCCAGATTTCGAGAACACGATCAATGTCCTCTGACTGAAGATTGCTTCTTGCACGCACAGAACGTCTGATTGTAAATCTGTCAGCAATGTTCCGCAGAACTTCGTCCTTGATTCCATCCATCTCACCCACTTCTGCAATCGCACTTGAATGGAGTTGTGAAGCGAATTTGCGAATAGCAGGCAAGATAATTGTGAACAGTTGACGTTGATACTCAGACGCGAAGTACCGGCTGGCCCATGTCAAAATAGGCTCATTCCCTTTTTCCCGATATTGCTCGACTGCATCAATCTCAAGTTCGACCATTTCGGAGAGTGAATCAAGCAGGGCAGGTTTAAATGAATCAACAATGCGTTGACGGTCAGCAGGATCAAATGAACGGTGTTCAATGCTTCTTTCAGACGTAGCCCGACTAGGCTGCAATCTCTCCATATTCAATGGGCTTAGATAGTCATCACCATTCTCGCCAATTGGATCTAATTGTTCTGCTCTACGGATGTCATTGATCGACAGGAAACCAGCCTGTCGTGCCAACTGATATGCACGGAATCTGCTCTCCAAGTCACCACGCAACATCTCTTCAAAATGGAACGTGATCTTGTAGTCAGCATTTGGAAGCAGTTTGCTCTCCAGCTCGTTCTCAATCCGTCTAGCCCACGGGGTCAAGGTGTGAGTTACGAAGCCACGGTTCAACTCGTAAATCGAGCCATAGGAAGAAGAGCCATCCAACTCAGCAAGCAGGGTCGGTGGAACCCGATACATCCTTGCAATCTCAAGCGTCTGGAACTTTCGAGTCTGTAGGAACTGGCTTTCGTTAGGTGGTAGGCTCAGTGGCTTGAACTCAATACCACCTTCGAGCAACGCAACACGAGCCGAGTTTGATGCTCCACGATGCAGGTTTTCCCAAGACTGACGAAGGTTGTTGAAAGCCTCATCACTCAATTTGCCTGGCACACTCAACACACCAGATGGCATAGCGGCATTACCAAAGTATGCAGCACCATATCTTTCCGATGCAAGACCAAGACCAATGGCTTCTCTAGCCAAAGCAACGGGTGAATAACCTTTCAAACCGTTAGGGCCAAGGCCACGAATGTGCAGGATGTCCTCTGAAGGCAATGCAACATCAGTGTTGTTTGATGTGATGCGGTAAGCCACGCGGCCCGATTCCGTCAAGTTCACCTGGACGTACGCGGGTTCAATCGGAGCAAGCCCAGTGACCTGACCGCGAGCGTTACGCTCAATGACTGCGTAGGCGTTTCCATAAAGGCAAGCATGAGACACCATCAGTTCAAAGAACATGAACGCGGTCAAGTCGGGGTTCACCTGTTGCCCAAGCACATTGGTCAGTGGTAACTCTCTTGCTTCCCGTACTCCGTTTGGTGTCTTGCGATGGACATGAACCGGAAGGCTGGCGATTGACTCTGAGATGATGCGAACGCAGGCGTACACAGTTGACAACTGCAAGGCAGAAGTTTCATCAACCCTCACACCCGCTGTCGATGGGAGTCCAAACAGACCCACATTGCTGCTCGTACCAAGATGCCGTTCTTCTGTCTCCGGCTTCCGTCTAAACCAATCAGTTAGAGGCAACGCAACCCCCCTTGTTCATAGATGTCTGATGCTGTTTCTTCTGACCCTTGATGTGCCATCATTCGGCCTAGTCCCATGCACATGGCTACGACTCCATCAATATGTTCTCTGTGATGCCTGCTGCTTTTCTTGGATGGCTTGATGTTGCCAGCGGGATCAGTCTCGATGCAAGCCACGGAAGCATGTTGCCGCATGACCGGGTGATTGCCATGCCTGAGTTTGCCACCAACCACCAATGCTTCCAACCTTTTTGCTGGGGCACTCATGCTTACGTACCCTTGCCCGAAGAAAGCGACAGGAATACTTTCACGGTCCATCCTGATTGCGAAGTCAGTTGCATTCCAGCGATCAAGGGCACACTCTTGGAGATCAAACCTTTCTCGCATTTCCAAGATGTCGTTGAAGATGTAGTCATAATCAGTGACTGCTCCCGGTGTTAATCGAAGTTTGCCTTGATCAGCCCACTGCCGAAACGGTTGCCTATACCGGCGTTCCCGCTCAATAACACCATCAGCAGGCAAATAGAACTTCGGCAATACCGTCACTGAACCACCCTCAGTTGCAAAAACAGCAACCGCAGCAGTCATATCTTGAGTGGCTCCCAAGTCAATTCCGACCCAACATGGCTGGTTCACAAGCTCGTTCTCATCAATCTGACCCCCACAGAGATCGTCATACTTTTCAATCGGAAGCCATCGAGTCTCAGTTTCAGTCCAGATGTTCAGGTGCAAACGCATGAAAGAGTTGGCAAACGCTGGAACATCAATGCCCCGCTTGCATTCTTCCGCCAAGTATTCCTCTGATATCGCTGTTCCGATGCTCGGATTCGCGTGTTTCCAGGTGGCTGGGCTAGTCCAATCCATGCCCGACTTGGCTGCATAGATCACCGGCAGGAACTTTGGATCTTCAATCACACCATCACGAACCTTCTCTGCATAGTCATGTTGCTCAAATGCAATGCTGTTTCTGTCGTGACCGGCTGTTGTAATAGCAACGCTCAACGGTTGCTCTCTGCTGCCCTGACTGGTATGCAAGGTGTCCCACAGATCACGATTCTTCTGGGTATGGACTTCATCAAATATCAAACCCGATAGGTTCATTCCGTGCTTGGTTCCAGCATCAGCAGACAGAACTTTGAACGTGCCGCCAGTGAGCGTGTTCCTGATCGTGTTGTGAAGTACCTTCGATGACTTGGCGAGCAGTGGATCGGCTCGGACCATTCCCGCAGCGACATCAAACACAATCCTGGCCTGCTCTCGGTCAGACGCAGCACTCACAACTTCCGCACCCTTTTCGCCATCAGCAAAAAGCATGTAAAGGCCAAGGCCACTGCTCAGTGTGCTTTTGCCATTCTTGCGGGGTACTTCAAGCCAGACACGTTTGAACCTGCGAAGCCCATCTTCATCCACCCAACCAAAGATTGTGGCGATCAGATTTTTTTGCCATTCAAGCAACTCGAACTGTTGACCAGCAAACTTTCCCTTTTGATGCTGCAAGCACAGTCCAAAGAATCTCATTGCCCGATCTGCTTTTCCAGGGTCAAAGGTGTACCCATCAGCATTTTGGGTTGGGTCAAACCCGGCGAGATCAGTGGGCGGTTTATCCAGCCAACAATTCCTTCTTCAACTCGTCTAACGCATCGACCGCTTCTGGCGTTTCGTCAAGCAAGCCAAGTCTGCGTAGCCATCTTTCCATTCGGTCAGATGCACTGTTTTTGATGTCAAGTGCTGGATGGGTCCGGGGTTGGCCCTGACTCCCGACCGTAATCAAACCATGCTCGTCGAGAATCAAACTTGCCTCAAACCAATCTCTGAACTGTTGGGCTAGTTGATCGACCAACGCCTTTTCTGCCGGGTTGTAATCACGCATTGCAAGGATCGTGTCTTTGAAACGCAAACTCAAAATTTTTGCTTCTTCTGATCTCATCCAAAAACCTCGATTTTTTTCTTTTATTTTTCGGCGGCCTCATCCGCCCGCTCTAT